GCTTCTCTTTGCTGAATGTTCATTTCTATTTATAAATAGAAAATGGCATATAAGGGAAAGTTTCAACCAAGGAACCCTCAAAAGTATCTTGGTGATCCATCGAATATCATCTATAGAAGTCGGTGGGAATTAAAATTTATGGGGTGGTTGGACAGTCATCCTGGCTTATTACAATGGGGAAGTGAAGAACTAATCATTCCCTACAGGTCTCCTATTGACGGTAGAATCCATAGATACTTTCCTGACTTCACGGTCAAGAAGAAAGCCCCTGATGGTAAGATAGAAACTGTTGTCGTAGAGATTAAGCCAAAGGCACAGACTGCACCTCCGAAAGTCCAGAGTGGCAAACCGAATAAAAGGTATATCAATGAGGTTGCCACGTGGGGGATAAATAGTAGCAAATGGGAAGCTGCAACTAACTATTGCAAAGATCGAGGATGGAAGTTCGAGATCTTAACAGAAATCGAATTAGGAATCACGTTTTAATGGCAACGGTGTTTGATACAATCATTACCCAAGGTGTTCGTGCCGGACAGATACCCGCCCGTACGCAGGATGCACGTGATTGGTTCCGTGATACCGCACAAAAGATCTCACGTATAAATGAACGTGAACTCATGAGAGGCGATCAGTCAAGGTTGCAGTCAAGACTTATTATCGGTCAGATGTACATGTTCTACTACGATCCAAAATGGAAAGAGGAACTGGCATACTATGATAGATTCCCACTTGTCTTTCCGTTTCGTAAGGTACCAGGCGGGTTCTACGGTCTGAACCTACACTATCTTCCACCACAACTACGTGCAAGACTGATGGATGGGTTATATGACTATGCCAACAATACAAGATATGACGAATCTACTAAGATCAAAATGAACTATTCGCTTCTACAGTCGGTATCGAAGCTTAAGTTCTTTGAACCATGCGTAAAGCATTATCTTGATGACCATGTACGTTCTAGATTCATGTACATTTATCCTTCGGAATGGGATGTTGCATTGTTCTTGCCGACAGAACGCTTTGTCAAACAGACTAAGACTCAGGTATGGAGTCAATCGAAGAAGATGTTAGGGGTTAGAAAGTAATGAGCGCTGAAAAAGGTAGTAGAAGCAATATTAATTTCGCACAGCAGTCTAGATTGACAACCCTTCAATCTGGAGGACAACTTCCTGCAAATGCTCTTGGATCTGGAAACGTTGTAAGATACGATAAGAAAACGAAACAATACTATGTAATTAATCCAAGTGTTAGTACAACATCTGTGTCTACAAATTTGGAAAAGGACGTTGCAGCTGGCCGTGCTGCTGTTATAACAGAGAGACAGGCAATTTCATACACTGCACAGAAACCAGCGGTTGCAGCAGCACAATCAACGCGCCAAGAAAAACAACAAAAACGAGTTGTTACTCAAGGCACCGGTGCTAGTTCGCAACCAACTGCAGTAAAAACAGAGCTTCCAAAGCCAAGTGACAAGGCAAATCCTCCTGGAAGAGAAGGTATTATAAACCAGAGAGACAGAACCGAGGTCGTTGGCCAAGCGATGTCGCAGACTTTCAACCTAAATAGTTTCTTATCTGAAGTTATTAATAACGATGTACTGCCATCTCACTCGTATCTTGTGACCTTCGCTCCGTTCAGAGCAAACTTCCCTGAAAACCAAGCGTTGTCTGACTTTGTGATTAACAAAAGAAGCACGTTGATGATGAGATGTGAAAGTGTTATCCTTCCTACACCAACGTTGTTAGAGGAAGAGAACATTCGCAGATACGGATATGGACCGGTCGAGAAGGTTCCATACGGTGTTCAGTTCAGTGACGTATCAATGACATGGCTTGTCGATAGCAAATCCGAGATCATCGATTTCATGCATCAGTGGATGAATACTATTGTTATGCATGATTCGCCGAATGCTAACATGGCACAAAACGTAAGTCAAGATGGAATGAGATCTGGACTAGGCAACTACATGCCATTCGAAGTCGGATACAAGGATGCATATACCAATCCTGTTGTAAGAATTTATGTATATAATAGACAACAGCAGACGGTCACAGAGTATGAGATGTACGATGTGTTCCCTATGAACATTCAATCAATGAATCTTTCCTGGGCAGATGAAAACCAGATCCAGAAGCTTACCGTAAATTTTGCATATGTAAATATGAGAGTACGAGCTCCAATGAAGGTCAAGGATCAAGCACCGTTTGATTCCATTGAAGCACTAAAGAGCCCATACGAGGAAAGAACCCAGCCAACCGATAAGGGAGGCAAGGCAGCTGCAGATGCTACAACTTCACCAGTTGGTGAAGCTACCAGATCTACTGCAAATGCCTCAAAACCGAATGCAACAGAATCTAAACAAAAAGCTCCGACAGGAGTAGTTGTAAGTCCTAATTCACCACAGAATAAAGTTCTTGGTCCTTAAACATAATGGAGTATTATAATGCCTTTACCAAAAATTGATCAGCCACTATTTGACATGATTATTCCTTCATCAGGAAAGAAGGTCTCATTCAGACCATTCCTTGTTAAAGAAGAGAAGATTCTCTTGATTGCTCAACAGAGTGGCAATGACAGTGAAATCATCAGAGCTATCAAGCAGATCTTAAACAACTGTATTCAAGACGATCTGGATCTAGACTCACTAGCAATCTTTGACCTTGAATACGCTTTCCTTAAGTTGCGCGCCAAGTCGGTAAACAACGTTGTGAAACTATCATACCGTGACATGGAAGATGATGAAGTATACAACTTCGATCTGGATCTTGACACTATTGAGATCGAGATGCCACAAAATATCAACTCAAAGATTGAGATCACTGATAATGTCGGCATGACAATGAAATATCCATCAGCATCAATCACTGATAAGATGGGCGGTTTTGATAACGAAGTTGATCTTATGACATTCTTTATTGTCAACTGTATCGATACGATCTATGACGAAGACAATGTTTATATGGCCAACGACTTCAGCGATGACGAGATCTCAGAGTTCTTGGATGGTCTGGATGTTAAAACATTCGAAAAGATTCGTGAGTTCTTTGAGAGTGTTCCACGTCTGTATCACAAGATCGAGTACACCAATTCACTTGACAACAAACGTTCAATTGAACTGGCGAGTCTCAAAGATTTTTTTATGTGGGGCTGAGTCACACAACCCTAGCAAGATACTATTCAATGGTATTTTCTTTGGCTCAGCACCATAAATATTCTATTAGTGAAATTGAAGGTTTGATTCCATACGAGAGGGATCTCTATGTTGATATGTTATTGGAGTTCTTAGAACAGCAGAAGCAAGAGATAGAGAGTAGAAAAACATAATGCTCGGACAGATCGCAGCAAAAATAGGATTCAAGGCCATAGGTGCGGCCGGGAGTGCTCTATACGGCGCTGCAAGTGCTGTATCTAAAACTGGTCAAGCATTTGGTATGGCCGGTAAAGCCCTTAGTGGCGCTGCGCAAGGTGGTTCTACACAGGCTCCTGCTTCATCCAATAATGTAATCGTCGGCAACTTCGGTATGGCCGGAAGTGCAGGTCGCCAGAAGATTTCTGGTGGCGGAACTCTACCAGCTCCAAAAAGTATTGCAAGACCTCAGGTGTCTTCGAAGATGCCTACAGAGGCGTTGCTTGATACTGCTGTAAAGTATCTGGTATCAATCGATAAATCGCTTAAATCACAACTCGAGTTTGAAAGACGTTCTTATCAGGAACAGAATCAACTTGAAAGAGAAGCGATCGTTGAAAACAAACCAGCCACTACATTCAGAGATATCAAAGACAGACTGTCTGGTCTGAAGTCTGATGTCAAGGATAACGTAAGTGCTGCTGCATCGATTGCCAAGTTTGCTTTAATACTTGGCGGTGCAGCTGCACTCATTGCCGGTGCAATGGATCAAAAAGAAATCGATGCTCTCAAAGAGAACGTAGAGCAATTCAAGAAGACATTCGGCTGGCTGGGTGAACTAGGTTCTATGATTCCAGCTGGCGGTATTATCGGATTCTTGTTTGGCGGTAAGGGTCTTAAGGGAAGACTAAGAGGCGGTCTAATCGGCATCCTCGCCGAAGCGGTTGCTGCAACAGTATTCAATAGAATGACTGGCCAAGGTGGTGGTGATAATACGGCGGTGAACCTGGCTGCAACGGCAGGCATAGGATACCTTGGATTCCAGGGTGCAAAATCTGCTATCGGTCTTTCGAGAAGTATCTCTACAGTAAGAGGTACCGGTGCTGCAATGCAAGCCGCAACCGGATTTGCCGGAAAGCGTGCAGCCGTCAGTGCAGTTGCAGCTGACTCTGCAAAGACAGGGATGGCATTCCTCAAAGGTCCAATGTGGAAAAAGTTCTTGGCGTTTCTTATGGCGCGTGGTAAGAAAGAACTTGTCAGAAAGATCGAACAAAGAATTGCAATAGCTATTGCCAGTGGCGCAGTTGCTGCTACCGGTATCGGTGCTGCATTTGGTGCTATCAGATTCTTAATAAATCTTGGATTTTCATTGTGTTTGATGTATGACATCTATCAAATGTGGAAAGAGTTCACTGCTAGCGATGATGCCGACAAGGCAGGCGTTGGTGATGCAGAGATCTCGAAAGAATTAAATAAGGAAGATGCTACAAAGATATCCGGAACTGCAGTCAGTTCAAATGCTCAAACACCA